TGTTGAAACAACAATTGTAACCGTATTTTCTGTTATAGCCGTAACGGTATGCGCTTTATTTATATCAGAAGCTGGCACTCCGCCAACTGCAGTCGCCCCAGAAATTGTTATTGAATCATTAACGCCAATATTATGATTAGAAAAATCTATAACTAAAGATGTAGATCCTGAAGTAGTTTTTAAAGGATTAGCTAAAATATTATTTCTTTGTGTTACTGCAACTGTAAGAGTGTCCGTAGTCCTTGCGGTAATAGTTTGATCTTTAGCAAGAATTGCACTGCTAATTCCGCCAACAGAAGACGTTTCTAAAAGAAAAGAAACTACCTCTCCTACTTTAGCAAAATTATCTGCATTAACAGTAATTAAATTTGATCCTGAAGTTGTTTCAATTAAAACAGGAACCACTAGCTCATTATCAATTGTTATTTCGCTGCCGCCAAATTTTCCAGATTTTACAGAAGTAACAGTATTTGGAACTGCTATTGTAAAGCCAAAGCCATCTGAATCTAAAGAAACAATTGCGTGGGTCCCGGCTCCTTCTGAATGATTTATTTGAGATCCTAATATATATTCGCCATCATCAAAAGTTTTAGATTCAAAGCCATTTATTTTTACTTGCTGACCAACTGAAAAATTTTGCGTGCTTCTGTTAGCATAATTAATATGAATTACTACAGATCCTGATTGTAAAGTAAACGACGGATTGGTCGGTCTTATTTCTTTAAAAATACTTTTTTGAGAAGGCGCTATATTATTTATTGGAGAAGTTATAACTCCTTGCGTTGAAACACTTGCGCTTCCTCCACCAGCTTTTGTTGCTCCAGGATCCTGGCCCCAGTTTATTTCTTTTACCATTACTGAGCTAAATCTAAAACCAGTATCTCCGGCAAAAAAACTTTGTTGCGATTCATTATTTGTAAATCTAGAACTTATTTTATCAAAGTCAACAAATAGCGAAGAAGCTGTAAAAGATAAAGTACTGGTGCCTTGATCAGCATCTTCTTTTATTGTTGGATTATTTAAACGGCCGCTAAAAATAAGTAAAGGATCAGAAACTAAAGCATTGCTGCTATTTAAAAAAGCTTTATATATTTGAACTTCTCTATCAATATAATCTACTGTTAAAAATAAATTATTAAAAGTTTGATCAATACCGGATAAAGAAATTGCTATTTGCTCAATTGTTGTTTCATTACTTTCAACAATATCAGAAAAACTTAAAAAAGATCCTGTAGGCAAATACTCATTTCCATCAAAAGTAACTGGTATATCGCAATCCGATAAATAATGTTCGCCTTCGTCTAATATTAATTTAACTAAATGAAAAGGTCTATTTGCAGATTTAACAATTTCTGTTTGAAATGCGGTTGTGCTGCCTCTATCCATTTCATTAAAAAACTTCTATTAAAGACATGCTGAAGCCGTATAAAGCCGTTGTATCAGTATTAAATTGAGTTAAGTTTTGAGTAAAAGCAACTGTAAAAGGCACAGCTGCAAAAGTTATTGTTTCGTCATTAGCAACTGCATTTAAAAGATCCGGGGCAAACGATAAAGTTCCATGCCCTGTTCCATCAGCGTCTAAGTCTGCAGTGGCCATATAAATTTTTGAATGACCACTAAATTTAAAAAAATCACCAGCTTTGATAATTCCCGATTCTGATGCTGTGAGGCCATCAATAGTAGCTGAGCTTGATCCAACTGTTAAAGCGCCATCAACGACTGGCGATTCTGTTGTATCTCCTTGAGACGTACTAACAACGGGAGGAATATAAGTAAAAGTTTCGAATTGCCCTTTTTGTTTTATAGCAAAAGCATAAATAGGAGCAAACTCTGATCTTGTCATTGGCGGAAATTCAATTTCTAATTGCCACCTTTGACCGCCTCTTTTTCTAACTTGCCTTTTTAAATTTTGGCTTATAGAAACTAAAGTGGGTTCTAAGCTGGTAATGCTAACGCTTGATGCTGCCGGCGATGTTGGAAAACTTCCGCTCATGTTACAAAACCTCTATTGCCTCTTCTATTAAATTCACTTTCAATAATTGCTGAAATTGTTGGAGCATTTTCAGTTATTGCTGCTATTGTATCTTTAGAATCAAACGCTTGTATATTATAAGTTATATTAACCGGCATAGCAGAACCGCCTGCGCCTTTCAAATTTTGATTTGATATTATAGTTCCGGTTTTGTTTGGCACAAAAACTTCTGCTCCTCTTTCTCCGACTATATAAGGTTTATTAGCTGAAACCGTGCCGCCTCTTTCTCTAAATAAGCTTCCAAGATCAGAAAAAGCTTTTGCTTTACCGCCTGTTAAAATGTTTAAAACTAAAGCTCTAGCAATAATTTTTCCTAGTTCAGAAATAAATAAATTTGTAAAATCTTTTAATCTTAATTTTCCTGTTTTAAAAAAGTTTGTAAATATATCTTCTAAGCTTGTAAATGTTCTGCCAAAAGATTCCATTAAAGTATTTGAAGCCGCTCCCGCATCATCTTTAAATTTATCAACAGCATCTTTGAATGTTGTCATAAACCCTGTTGGCTCTTTTGTAAGCTCATCAGTTATTCCTTTAATTGAAACTTTTAATTCATTATTTTTATCTATTAATTCTTCAATTCGTCTTTTTCTATCAGCAATATTTGCAGCTTCTACAGCGGCTTGAAAATTGCTTGTGCTTGCCGCTTTTTCTGATCTTTTAATTGCATTTTGATGGCTTATGATCCTTTGATTGTTTAAAGCTATTTCGTTTAGTTGTTGTTCTTTAGTTTTTGCAACGGCTTCTTTTTGTTTTTGATTATATAAACCAAATAAACCTATAACTGTTGCTATAGTTGAAGCAATAGCAACAAAAGGATTTGCTCTTATAACTACGTTCAATGCAGTAAAGCCAGTAATAACTGCTGGAATTGATTTAACCGCTAATATGCTTAAAACTGGGATCAAAACTTTTTCTAAATTATCAGCAAGCAAAACAACTGATCTTGAAATTAATTCATTAACCGGAGCTAGCTTTGATCCTGCCCCGACTATTTCTGTAAATTTATTTCTTAATATTGTTACTGATTGCCCAATTGTAACTGTCATTCCTTTAACAGTTTCGTTTGTGTTATCAAACTCTTCTATTAAAATAGGCATTATTTTTTTAGCAGTAATTTGACCAGCCGCCCCCATGTCTCTTAGTTTTCCAACGGTAACGCCAAGCCCTTTTGCTAATAAATGCGCTAAGATCTCATTTTGCTCCATAACTGAATTTAGCTCGTCACCTCTTAAGGTCCCGGACGCTAAACCTTGTGCTAATTGTCTAGATGCATTTGCTGTTGCAATTGTATCGGCTCCTGCAATTGCAAAAGTATTTGCAACAGTCTGAGTAGCTTTTGCAACATCATTTAAAGAAAGCCCCATTTCTTGAGTAGCAAAAGTTATTTTTGCAAATAGATCTCCTGTTGCTTCTAAATCAGCTCGAGCATTTCTTGAAATTTCAACAATATGATCAAAACCTTGTGCGGCCAGTTCTGTTGATCCTGTTAAAGCAGCTAATTTATTATTTAAATTTGTAAACTGATCTGAAGCTCTAACTAATTCTCTAACCCCAAAAGCTGCAATAAGCGTATTTCGTAAAGTTTTTAATTTATTATTTATTTGATCAACGTTTTTATTTACATTCTTAAAAGCATTATTACTTTTAAGATTTGTTTCTAAAACAATTTGATATGTACTTTTACCTAGAGCCATTCTCTTTTTCTAATTCGTTTTTTCTTTCGATATAAGCTATCCAATAAACAAATTCATCAACAGTCATGAGGTCTATTTCTCTGACGCTTTTTCCGAGCCTATCCGCCAGAGAAAATTTAGCAAAAAGATCAGGCTCGGTTTTTATTTTAAAGAAGCTTCTTCTTGATTAGTTGTGCCTAAAATTTTTGCTGAAACTTCTGCTAAGACGCTTACGTCTGCATTGTTTAATAATTTTTCTTTATCTGCTATTGTAAATAATTTATTTCCATCAGCATCTAAAGCTTTAGTAATTATCGAATAAAGCATAACCTCAAGATCAATATTATTGCTCATTGCATAAAGTTTTTTTGACTCTTGCAAAGTTAAAGGTTTGCAATAAATTACTAAGGGGCCATTTTCATCGCCCCATTCAGCCACCTCAAAAGAAATAGTTTCTTGTGCGTCAAAATGCGCAACTACATTGTCAATAGCTTTACCCATTATGAGTAAGTGCCAATTGTTAATGCTCCAGTTCCTTGAAACGCAATAGTCATTTCAACAAGTCCATCATGCGTAGCTGTAATTGTTTTTTCAGTCACAATACCAGTTCCAGATAATTTATAAGATCCTGATCCTGAGCCTTCAGGGCCAAGATTCATTGTAAATGATGATCCTATAGTAAGGGAAACTTGCCCGCTTGTATCTGTATCATCAAAATAAAGATCAATTGATCCATTAAACTCAGTTTGCGTTGCTTCAAAAGTTTTTGCTGAATCGCCCATTGAAGTAGATTCTGTAGTGTCACCTGTTTGAGTAATACTATAAGATCTTACTTCTGCTAAAGCATTACTGCCCGTTTGCACAACTCCAGCTTTACCACTAAAAACTGCCATTATAAGTCCTCTTTAGATTTAGTTTTAATTTTAGACTCTCCTTTGAGGGTCCACCCGTTTGCTTTTAAGTTTTCAACATCATGATCAAAAACAGATATTTCTGTTTTGCCATCAGGAGAAATCATTAAATTCTTATCTTTCATAAAAACCTCACAAAGCTACATCTGCAGCTGCTTCTGTTGTTAAATAAGTAATATTATACACCAAACTTAAAACGGCAATTGGTTGTTCACCATCGCCATTATAGTTAATTTCGCTTGAGCTTAAAAAGCTATCTTTTGCTAAAGAATTATGAGTAGTATCGGCCGCCATAGCCGCTTCTACTTCTTTTGCAATAGTATCAATAGTATCATCATAGTTGCTATTTGCTTTTACATAAGCTTCAATAACTAGAGATAGGTCCCTAAGTAAAGTTCTTGATGAGCCCATTTCTAGTAATTGTGAATCTTCATTTTTTGTATAAATTATTAAAGCAGGCAATTTTGAATCTTCTAAATTGTAAACTCTGCTTTGAAAAGCGTTTGATCCTGTTGTTGATAAACCTGTTAAGGTTGTACCAACTCTTTCCCGGATTTGCTGTCTAATGTGATTTGCCATTTAAGATCCTAAAAAATTTTTTAAGCCATTATTGCTCTTGTAAAATTAAAACTGTTATTCCGGTATTATCGGGTTGAACATTTACAACGGCATAAGTTTTTGCGGCTTTTAAAGTGTTTCCGTCAAGATCAGTAATAGCGGCAAAAGCTAAAGTGTCGCCATGGCTTGCTGATGATACATCTTTAGTTTTGCAATAGGCGACAGGCGTACTTCCTTCGACTCCAACTGTAAGCCCGTCAACTGATAAATATTCATCTTCAAGAATAACTTTAATTGTTGATGCAGAGCTGCCAGACGGGGTATAAGTAGCTTGTACGCCGTGCCCATAAGAATCATCGAAATAACTGTCAAAATCAGCATCGAATTCTAAAGCCATTACTTACCTTTTCTTTTGGTAACTTTTGGACTTTCTGATTTTTCTAGCCCAACGCTTCTATCTTTTTTTTCAGCTGCTTTGCCTTCAGCAAGTTCTGCTTTGCCTAAACCAACGAGTATATTTCCTTGATCAAGATCAAGCTCAATAGTATCGCCCGCAGAAACTTTCCCGCCATTTGCAACTGTATCTTTAAGAATTAAATATTTCATTTTTTCCTCTTTTTTTGAAAAGGCGGCAGATATAATACCTGCCGCTTTTTCGGTACTTAAAGCCATTTATTAGCTTGCGTTACAGAAAGATACTGCATGACGTACTGCTACATCGACCGATTGCAATGCAACAATTCTTACGCTACCAGTCGAGCTGTTAGTGTAAGGATCTACAGTAAGATCTAAACCTCCAAAAAATCCTATTAAAAGATCATTGAAGTTTCCGAACACATAATTATTAGCAGTTAATTGAGCTGATACTACGACCGGATAACCGTTAACTTGTCCGTTTTCGGCTACAAACATACCGCTCCCAGAATCTTTAGCAGTAGTTTTTAAAGTTCCGAAATTAGTAGGGTTAATAATATAAGCTAAATCACCAACTAACGCATTATCTACAGCAACAGCTGTTTCAATGCTTACCATTTCTGCAAACGTTGGAGCTGCAGCTGATGATAAAGAAACAGTATTTATTCCTGTAGTATTTGTGATCCCACGAGGGTTTCCAGAAGAACCACTGCCTTCTAAAGCCGCATCATCAATAGCAATTGCCATTGACTTAGCAAGATCATCTCTAATTAAATTTTCAACGTCTAAAGACGATTGAAGCATGAGCTGCCTTGTGACATCAGTAAAGACTCCGCAAGTTTTAGGACTCATTGTTACTGATCCAATAGTCATTTCGCTTTCGCCAGCGGCTCCGCCTTCAGAACTAATAAATGCAGCTGATGCAGCAGCAGTTTTTTTAGGGATTTTTACATCGCCTGAAAGTCCGTTTAGGTTAGTAGCCAAAGGCATAACAGCAGATGCATTACGTAATGCGTCTATGAAACTTCCTGCTCTGAAATCTTGACCAATTAAGCCAGCATCATCAGAAGCATTTAGATCCCTAGTATTCCAATTATTTAGGATCTCGGGAGGAAGCATTATTCCTTGTGCAGTTCTGCCGTAGTGTTTAGCTGCTTCTTCTGAACACGCAAATTCAAATTCAGCTGCTCTTTGCGCTGCTCTATCTGTAGGGTTAGCTAAAGCATTTAAAGCTTTCATAATTGAAAACTGGCGCACCTCTTTTTTAGACATTCCAATTTCAGCAGTTTCAAGTGGTTTATCAGTAGCAATGTTATCTAATAAAACTCCTCTAAATTCTTCAACTGAAACGCCATCTTGAATAGCCTTGTCGGCAAGATCTCTTCTGTTGTGTTTAGCAGCTAAATCCATAATTTCTTTAGAATTTCTTTGAAATTCAGCTTTAGCCTCAGCAACAGATTGCTCTCTTACTTCGTCAAGGTTTATTTCTTGTTTGACTTCTTCTGTCATAGTATTTACCTTTATTAAAGTTTGTTTATCTTCAGAACGGCCCACTCCAACGCTTTGTGATTGATCAGCCGGCACAGAAACAATTGACACCTCTAAAGGCGTTGTTTTAACTCTGTACATTGGCTTATCTTTATCATCGCCGCGCACGCGCACCATTCCATTTATTTTATATCCAACACTAATATTTGACCTTATACCGTCCTGGACATCTTTAAATATTTCTTCTGCTAATTCACTTCGACCAAAGCGAACGATTGCCTTTGCACTTTTTTCTGCAGAATCAATTTCGTACCTTTCGACCACACCAATTTGTTTAGTCATGTCATGATCTAAAAGCAACGGAGATCTTCCACTCGCAATAAAGCTTGTATCAAGATCTTCGATTTCATGAGAAATTACTTCCATGCCAAAATCTCTTTCGACTGGTTCTTCGGAGCTAACTCCGATACGTACTCTTCTCTTTTCTTCATCAATATAATGAGCTCGAGATAAATCT